TTTCAAACTAAATACATATATTTATATGAAGAGTATTTCTATATAAAACATTTAAGGAGAAAACAATGGCAGAAAAAATAGTATCACCAGGCGTATTTACGAGAGAAAATGACCTTTCGTTTTTAGCACAAGGAGTATCAAACATCGGAGCAGCAATCGTAGGGCCTTTCAAACAAGGACCTGCATTCAAACCAACCATCGTAACATCACAATCTGAATTAGCAGATATTTTTGGTGTTGCAGATGGCACTTATTATACCCCGTTAGCAGCTCAAAATTATTTGAGAGAAGCGGGTAGTGTAACAATTTGTAGAGTAGCAGGTTTAGGTGGTTATACCGATCCTGGAGCAGTAATTTTAAAAGCAACAACAGCCGGAGAATCTGCATCAGTAGGTATCTTATTCAATACAATTGATGGTATCACTGGCTCAGCATTTACTTCATTTGGAAATGGTAATTTCACAATAAATGGAATATCATCTTCAGTTGTAGCAGCAAGTACAGCATCAATTGATGATGTTTTTGGTACATCTCCGTTAGGTGAAAAAGGTGCATATACAATTGGATTATTTGAAAATCACGGATTAACAATAGATGGTACAACTACATTAACAGCAGTTAGTGCATCTCAAAATTTTGCATTCGATGCAACTTACGCATCAACACCTTGGGTTAAATCACAAGAAATTGGTGGTGAAAGATTTGATTTATTTAGAATACATACATTATCAGATGGTGATGTTGAGAATACAAGATTCAAAGTAACTATTTCTCAAATTAAGAGAGCAGGTTCAATCGTAGGTTCTGATTATGGTTCTTTCTCATTGCAAGTTAGAAAATTCAACGATACAGATAAGAAAAGATTTATATTAGAGCAATACAACGGATTAACATTAGACCCAGATTCTCCAAATTATATCGCAAGAGTAATTGGTGATATTTACAATACAATTGATACCGAAGGTATTAGTGGTAAAGTATCTGAAAATGGTGTTTGGAAAAACAAATCTAAATACATTAGAGTAGAAGTTAAAGATGGTAGTTTATATCCTGCAGCAGCAGTTCCATTTGGACATGGAGCATATACATTACCTGTATCAGTAAGTGCAGCAATAGGTAATATCATACCAAAAGTAACTTATTCAACAGCATCATTGAGTTCTTCTGTATATACTAGTGGTATTGATTTAGAAGGAAACACAGATAATAAGATTTATTTAAGAGCTATACCAGCAAATGCGGGTATTGGTGTAAATGAAGTATTTGGATTAGATACAAATGTTGGATTGGAGTTATCAGTAGCAAATGATAATCCAACTCAAATTTCATATAGAAGTTTTACTATTGCATTCCAAGGTGGATTTGATGGTTTTGATGTTAGATTATCTAAAGCAAAATCAGATGATAACGATAATAGTGCATGGTTAACCGGTAATGTAGGCGGTATGTTATGTGCAGCATCTACACAAAGTGGTTCAATAGCATATTCTTTATGTTTTAACGCATTATCTAATAAAGATGAATATGATATTAATCTATTAGTAACTCCTGGTATTGTGAGAAGTTTACACCCATCAGTAGTAACAGCAGCATTAGATATGATTGAAGCTAGAGAAGATGCATTCTATGTATTCGATGCAGTTGACCATAGTGGTAATATTTTAAGTGTAGTAGAACAAGCTGAAGCAGTAGATTCTAACTACGCAGGAACTTATTATCCTTGGGTTAAAACAATTGATAGTAATACTAACAAATTAATAACTATCCCACCATCAGTATTGATTCCAGCTGTTTACGCAGCAAACGATAACGCTAAAGCTGAATGGTTTGCACCAGCAGGTTTAAATAGAGGTGGATTAGTAGGAGCAGTTGGTGTAGTTAATAGATTAACACACGCAGAAAGAGATACATTATATGAATCAAATGTAAACCCAATCGCTCAATTCCCAGGACAAGGTATTGTAGTATTCGGACAAAAAACATTACAACAATTACCGTCAGCATTAGATAGAATTAATGTAAGAAGATTGTTAATCAACTTGAAAAAGTTTGTTGCATCTTCAGCTAGATTCTTGGTGTTCGAACAAAACACTGCTGAATTGAGAGCTAAGTTTTTAAACATTGTAAATCCATATATGGAATCAATTCAACAAAGACAAGGTTTATATACATTTAAAGTAGTAATGGATGAAAGTAATAATACTCCTGATACAATTGATAGAAATATCTTACAAGGAGCTATCTACTTACAACCAACTAAAACAGCTGAATTTATCGTAATTGATTTCAATGTTTTACCAACCGGCGCTACTTTTAACGCATAATTAAAAAAAGAGATACTTATATACAACGATTAAAGGATAAAAAATATGGCAGAAGTTCTAACATTTGATAAAATATTCTATACTAACTTTGAACCAAAGTTAAAGAACAGATTTATTATGGAGATTGATGATATTCCATCTTTCATAATTAAAGCAGCTCAAAGACCGACAGTTGAATCAGAGGATGTAGAATTACACCACATCAACTTAATTAGAAAGATTAAGGGAAAAACAAAGTGGAATGATATTACAATTAAGTTGTACGACCCAATTGTACCATCTGGAGCACAGGCGGCTATGGAATGGATTCGTACTTCACATGAATCTGTAACTGGTAGAGATGGATATGCAGACTTCTACAAAAGAACACTAACTTTCAAAACTATTGGACCAGTAGGTGATGTAGTTGAGCAATGGAAATTAGTTGGAGCGTATATTAAAACTGCAAACTTCGGTGATATGGATTGGTCAGAACAAGACCCAATGGAAATCGAATTAACAATCAGATATGATTACGCAATTTTAGAATTCTAATAAGAACTAA